CAGATAGCCAAAGCCCAACGCGACGGCGACACGGGCGAGGTCATCGCCAAGCTGTTTAATGTGTACAGCAGCGGGAAGGTGACGAAGTGGATCACGGGCGACCGCATCAGGCCGTTGCAAGTGGCGAAGCGCATCACCGACTGCCGCTATCAGGACGGGTGGCAGAAGATATTCGTGGGCATGGACTTCTCGCACGGCGACGACCTCTTTGCGCATGCTTATCTGGCCGTGAACTACATCCCCACAGCCACACCGCAAGGCCACATCTTTGCCGACTGCGACGCGTGGATATTGGAGAAGGCTCTGAACGACAGCCCGAACAAGCCGCTATATGAGCAGTGGATAAAAGAAGGGTGGTTGCACGTGTGCCCTGGTGAGGTCTTTAATCCTGCCTATGCCATCAACCGCATCGCGCAGTTGGCCTACGAGAGTAACGAGCAGGGCGACATCGACTTCATGCGCCCACGGCTCAACTTCCACTCGTTTGGATACGACCCAGCCCAGAGTATCGACCCCATCAACCAACTGAAGGCGTGGCTCCAGACGGCACTGCTCCACCGCAGCCCCGATGCCAGCCCGAAGGAGTTGGCCGACATCATTCAGGCGATGGTCATCCCCGTGAGTCAGTCGGCCATGAGTCAGACCCCCATCATCGGCCATCTCGAAACGCTCATCCTGAACAATCCCCCGCTGATAGAGTTCTCAGCCAGTCCGCTGTGGCCCTGGTGCTTCGGCAACTGCGCCGTGGAGATGGGCAACAACGACCTTCGCCGCATCGTCAAGGGCAACGGGCAGTTCAACAAGATTGATGTCGTGGCAGCGTTGGAAGATGCCATGCACCTGTTCGATGTGGCAGAGGGGAGGATTGAGCAGTAACGAATAAGTAATTATGCAAAAAGGGGCTGTTTTGTAATCTCTGACTTTACAATTTGGGGTTATCTTATGCAAAAAGGCAAGAAAAAGCATAAAAAGATATGCTAAAACGCAAAATAAATGCGCAAAAACTTGTGCATTTAGAAATATTGTCGTATCTTTGCATCAGAAAAAGAAACAAACAACAAATTAAACCCCAAGACCCGGAAGGGCAGAGAGATCATGAATACGACAGTTGCAAAGAGAATCAGCTTCCAGAATGAGTACAAGGCAAAGCACAGCGACAATCCAATTATGCTTTTCCGCGACATGGACTTCTACTTTACATATAATGAGGACGCTGAGACCATCGGACAGGTGCTCGGAGCAAGCGGAAAGGTGGCACACGCCGAAGACTTCACCTACGCTGCCTTCTCAGCAAGAAAGCTCGACGAGTACCTCCCCGCAATCATCCGCAAAGGCTACCACGTAGCAATCTGCGACGGAGCAATCTGCTAAACGGCAACGGGAGCGGTCGCCCGCTCCCACCCTTCAACAATAAGTCAAACCCCTAAAAGCATAAGGAACTATGGCAACGACAATTTCAAAACTCGACAGGCTCACGATGCTGCGCGACACGCTGCTGGATTGTTGCAAGGAAAGCGTGAAGAACGCTGACGAGTGGCAGACATTCCACGACTGGCTGGAGAAGGTCAAGGACATGATAAGCGACGAACACCGGCGACTTGGTTACATGGCCGTTTATCCGATAGTGAACGGCTCAGCACAGGAGGCACTCTTCGAGGGTACCCGTGAACAGTGCAAGGTTTACACCGACCTCCTACTGGAGAAGCAACCCGAAATGAAAGGTAACATCATCGTATTAGAACTATGAACAAAGAACAAGCAGCACAGCGCATTGGGCAGCGTATCACTGCCCTGCGCAAGCTGGAGGGCATCAGCCAGCAGGAACTGGCCGACCGTGCCGGACTGACACGTCAGCACATCGGGCGCATCGAAAAGGGCGAACTGGTAAGCGTGGCCTACGTCACCATCCAGCAGATAGCCGAAGCCCTCGGCATGACGGTAGACATCACCGACCCAGGACTCACAGACCTGGCACCACTAAAACGGCTGACACCACCTATTAAGGGTGCGCTCGGTGAAGCACTCGAAAGCAAGGTCACGGAAACATTCAAAGTAGGCGAGTAAATCACACTGAATATATGAAAGCAAAAACAAGAAAAAGCAATTTCCGATACTTTTATAAGAGTAAGGAATCTGGTTATATTTATCCTTCTTATTATAAGCCAAACAGGGTGATGGAGTTCACGGTGGCCGGAACTAAGCATCGTGACGGACTGAAGGAATATGTGGGCGAGTTCATGGGTCGGTTGGTGCCGGAACCAGATAATGAGAATGATCAGAATGCTATCCGCGTTGAGCATACTGATGGGCATCTTATTGGGTATGTTCCAAAGACTATGACGCAGGAGATACGAGACTTTAAGGGATTGCTGCCGTGTGACTGTTACTGCATCGTCCAGAGAAAGAAAGACGAAGAATGGGGTGATTATTATTACTTCGCGCTTTGCTATGTGAGTGAATATCCAGTAGACGAATAGAATATATTCCTGATAGTTTTAAGAGAGACATCCGAAAGGGTGCCTCTTTTTTATTTTATACAACGAATTAAAACGAATTTTTACGGGCAGAAGTATTGCATCCCATACGAAGGTAATGAGGATGTATTAGGAACGAATACTCATGTAGGTTATGGAAAGTAAACCCATGTGGCGATTAGGCCGTAATTATATATAACTTTAAAATGAAACGATTATGAGTAGAAAGACTTACAACTATGTTTGTGCGATGATTACTGCGGTTTCGACGGCAGCTGTGGCTTCAGTTAGCTATTTCTGCGAACCCGCAACAGCGGCAACAGTCAACGGTATCGTTACAGCCGTGACTGGTCTTGCCATTACCCTGATGGAAAAGTTCGTCAAAGACGAGTGATGATCAGACCACCCCTAACCCCTCCTACTCAGGAGGGGAAATAGGGACTCTGCTGACAAAAAAGAGAAAAACGATGAAAGAAGATAGACTTAATTTTTGGCATATCCCGCTGGGGATATTGGCAGCGGTGGCGGTGCTGGCGTTGCTGATGTGCTCATGCAAGTCGATAGAGTACGTGCCGGTGATAGAGCAGCGGACTGACACGCTCGTGCAGAAGGTGATTGAGCGCGACTCTATCCATATACACGACTCGACGATTGTGCGCGAGGCGGGCGACACGGTCCTGATAGAGCGGTGGCACACCAAGTACCGCGACCGTTGGCACCATGACTCCATCTACATCTCAAAGACCGACTCCGTGCCCGTACCATATCCAGTGACCGAGTACGTGGAGAAGCCGCTGAAGTGGTGGCAGAAGGGTTTGATATGGTTTGGTATCATTGTGCTGATGATTGCGATATTGATGGTATCGCATTGGATAGCGAGGAAAAGGCTGCTGTAGCACAGCAGCATACAAAACATAAGGCAATCGTGGTGATTGCTGGTCTGCCTGAGAAGGCCGACATTCTTTCTTTTTATACTTATAAAATTAATAAGTAATGTTAAAGGTGTTTCGGCTCCGAAGGTTTTCCCCTTCGGGGCTTTTTTAAAAAAGACATAATAACATACGAACAAAGACAGACTAACAGATTAAGAGATTTAAAGACATAATAACATACGAACAAAGACATATTAACATACTAACAGAATATTGTCTGTTATTAAAAAATATGTTAGTCTGTTATTCTGTCTTTAAATAGTTACTCTGTCTTTGGTAAACCCACGACGCGATTTCTTGCGAGTAGTAAAGGGCAAGAAATGGCAAAAAATTACACGATAACTTTTAAGAGCCTGCGGGCGGGAAGCACCTATATCCTGAATATCGGTGGCGGAACGGGGACTGCTGTGGCATTGCACGGCGGGGCTGAACCATTCACCACAGACGAGGATGCCAGCGAGGATCAGTTCACGCCCATCAGAACGCAGACGGGATATTTCCGCATCGTAGACAATGGCTATGCAGCCAATGGCACTACGGAATTCGATTGGAAAGACCTGCTACCGGCTACGGATTCCGACCGTCCCGTAACGCTGACGCAAGGAGGCACGGTGGTTTGGCAGGGATTTATGCAGAGCCAGACCTTCAGCGGCGTACTATATGGCAATCCGCAGGAGCGCGAGTTCCCCGTGACATGCCCGTTGAGCGTATTGGCTGGCGAGGATGTCAATATCGACGCTGGAATCAGAAACTTCGCATATATCCTGAAGGTCGTCTGTGATACTATCGACGTGAAGAGCGGCGGAGTGATGGGTGGCGACGGCATGATTCATATCACCGATGTGTATGTGCAGGGCGGTGCGGATGCCCGCGCATGGCTACAGACCAAGATAGATTTCCAGAACTTCGCCACGGCTGATGCGGAAGGCGAGATGCAGGCGAAATATTCTCTATATGAGGTCTTAGAGGATATGTGCCGATTTTGGGGATGGACGGCGCGGACAAGCGGCACAAAACTATTCCTGACTTGTTGCGACGATTCTTCGGAACAGACATTCCTGACGCTCACCCGCGCACAACTTGACACGCTCGCCGCACCGTCGACGGAAATAGACACAACCACCGGCGGCACGCAATCGACCAGCTCTGTGTTGCTGAGTGATTCATCGGCAAACCATATCTTTGCATCTACCGATCAGGTCGACTCAAAAGTTCAAGGCCCGCACAAGGCCGTGGTGAAAGCAGATTGCAATCAGAACGACACGATTGTTAAGTTTGCGCCGAAGGACATCGAAGACATCCATCTTGGAAACAATTATACCTGGGTGCAAGGCGATGGCGACTTGGTAGGTTATTTCTCTACGGCAATGGTTGGCTCCTACAACGGCAAGACGCTCATCATTACCAGCAATGCCAATGCTGGCTTCTGCCGTCGACAGATATACCCTACCACAGAAGCAGAGAACCCCATTGTCGCCGACATGATTATGATCACGGGAACCGGCGGCGAGGTCACATTGCAGACCAAGCGACCGATGTCATTCAGCGGCGGTTCGCTCACGCTGAGCGGCAGTGTTTGGCGCGGTGCGATGGAGATGAGCGCAAGTGCCAACAACTATTCCATACAGATGCGCATAGGCATCGGCCCTTCGAGGAATAGCAATCAGACCAAGTGGTGGTCGATGACGCAGCTCATCACGTCGAGAAGCGAGAGCATCGTCAGCGGATGGGTCTCACAGCCAACCATCTTCAATGTGCCGATCGTCGGAAATCAGATAAAGAGTACCGGCTGTTATTTCGCGGCCTCTGTGTTGTTGTATTCCGGTTGTCAATATGCCTACCCGTCGATACCCGTACCCAGCGGTATTTCGGGCTACCTCTTCATCGAAATCACAGGTGCAGACGATCCATTCGACACGGGCACCATCGAGACATTCGAGATAGCAAACTTCACGGTGGAGTATTCGCGCGATACATACGAGATTCCTACCTCTGTTGACGTTGTGCGACCACGCGAGCTGAAGCAAAATCGCGTGACCACGCAGGAATACACCGCGACCAACTCCAACGACTCGAAGGACGAGTGGAATGCCAACTGCATCTTCGCATCGGACAACAACATGGAGTACGGCTATGGCCTGTTGCTCGATGTAGCAGGAAATATCTTGTCGAAGGTGAGCTATGCCGGAACGCTGGCGCATCCTGAGCAGCATTTGGCCGACCGCGTGGCGAGCTATTATGCAAACGCAAAGCGCAAGATCGATGCAGAACTACAGGCGAACAAGGTTGGCGACGTGACACCACAGGCGTTTGTTTCCGTATCAGGCGAAGCAGGCACCTTCATTCCCATCGCCATCTCACGCAACTGGCGCGACGATGTATTGAAACTAAGTTTGTTGCAACTATAAAAACTGAAAGATATGGCATATACCCCAGGAACATCAATGATAACGGCTCCCGTCAGTATCTATGACGTGCAGCGGTGTTTCGGTTCAGGTCGCACGGATTTGGGCGACCTGATTACGAACGTGAACATCAACCGATGGGCGAAATACAAGCCTGTGAAATACAAACCAAACGTCGGAATAAAGATTGATGTTATGTCGGCACAGAACTGGATTGAAGCCAACTACGGTATCAAGGACATTCCGACGTGGACCCGTTTGAGTTATGCCAGCACCTTCCTATTCAGCGACGCTCGCGGCTCTTTGAATGAGTATTTCTGGCCTGAGTGCGACAGGGCAAAAAGTGCATTGTCAATAGAATACTGGGCATACAACCGGCCGACAGGAGGTAATGATGGCCCCTATCGTTTGCATGACTTCGACAATTATTTCCATACTGCCGAGGAGCCTATTGGTCCGATGGAGCAGACCTCTATCAAGATTGCACCTGCCGGAACATTGCGTGTGACATTCAAGCATGGAGCCATCAGCAACTATACACTAAAACTTGGTGATCTGACATGGCCAGACTCTGCAAATTTCCCAATAGGAAATATGTATTTTGGTGTACTGATGAAGCAAACATCTGGTACTATCACTACCCGTACCTATGTCGCCACGCAAAAGAATGGTGATGGTGACATCAAGATGTCGCAGACGGATAATTTTGGTTTTTGGGTAGATTTCTCAGAGTCCATTGTAGAAGCTGCTTTTGCCGGGACTTGGAGAATATTCCCGATTATCAGTTCTATTCCTATTGCTGAGACAACAAGCATTTCGCAGCAGGATGGAAATAAGTTCCTCGCACCGTTGCCATTCAATTATCAGCCGATAACCATCAGCATCCAATATGCAGAGATAATGATCACGAATGTAATAGGATATAAAGACTCGACAAGTCAAGGAAGGTATGCAAGATTTATTTTGAGTCTGAAAAACGAAGAGCCAGTAGGAGCCGTCAGGACATATACTGTACAGGTAACTTTGTGCGATGCTCAGGGTAATACATTGAATGGTTGGTCAGGAGGTTCTTCAGGCCAACAGACAATGAACACTGGAACAACAGACAGTATTACGGTCAATGCATACATAGCACAGATATATTCGGCAACTATCTATTTCAAGGTAGACCTCACAATTAATGATGTTGTGAAGTTCAAGCGCAACTCAGCCTGGGCACTTACCGGCCCTATAACTGAACAGGGTCCAACTCCAGATGCATAATAACTTAAACGAATACAACTATGGTAGAAAAAGAAAATCATGTGACTGAAGGTGGTGGTGGCGGAGTGAGCAACCCCAACGTGAAGAAAGAGGCTAAAGACACAAGTCTGTGGTGGGTGGTAGGATTCCTGCTGGCATTGGTACTCCTGTCGATAGTGTTGGCAATCATCTAAAATCGGAAGCGATATGGAAATAACATTGGAAGCAATCATCTCGTTGATAACGCTGCTTGTTGGCGGTACTGGTATCGGCGGCTTCTTCTTCTGGAAACAGACAAAGCGACGGGCTGTTGCAGAAGCGAAACTTGCAGAGGCGGAAACCAAACTGAAAGAGGCCGAAGCGCGTAAGGCTGAGATAGAGGCCGACAAAGAACGGCAGGACTACTATCAGCAGCTGGCGAAAGACTTGGCTGAAGACCGTGAAGACCGCAAGCGTCAGAACATGGAACTGCGGCAGGAGCGCGACCACTATAAGGAAAGCCGCGACAACTACCGCGACTTGGCTGAAAAGTTCGAGGCTGAGACACGCAAGTTGCGGCAGATGTATGAGAAGGAGCGCGAGGCATTCAATGGGCGCATAGACAATCAGGACAGAAAAATCGCCCGCATGGGCAATCAGATTGCAGCCATGCGCCCTTTTCAGTGTGGCGACCTCAAATGCAAAAAGCGCGTGCGCGTGATGGTATCGGAATGCGAGGAAATTGACAATACAGTCCGGCCTGACGATAAGCACGAGATAGAGCCGACGAATGATGATTAAGACAACGAATTAAAACGAATTTCACGAAATGAATACTCCTGTTACAATGCATTTCACCATAGAGGAACTTTACGCCTCGGCGACGGCCAAGGCGAAGGGTATAAACAATAAGCCAAACGTGCAGCAGATGATCAATCTGGTGTATCTTGCGGCATACGTATTGGAGCCGCTAAGGGTTGCGATGAACGAGCCAATCAAGATAGGTAGCGGCTTCCGCTGTCAGGCTCTCAATAAAGCCGTCGGCGGCGTGAGCAATTCTCAGCACTTGAAGGGCCAGGCCGTAGACCTCTGCATCGATGGCGATTTGAAGAAGGGAAAGAAATGGTTTGAATACATCCGCAAGAACCTGCCGTTTGACCAGTTGATATGGGAGCACAACAGCAAGGGAAACTATTGGGTGCATGTGTCGTTTGTGTTCCCCGACTTCGGAAAGAACAGAAAACAGGTGATTGAGAATCTGCTGAAGAAATAAAGCGTCGTGACGACGCGATGGTTGTTAATAATTATATTTGTTTTGTGGTTAAATCAAATTTTATAATTTTTTTATGTGTTAATTATTTGTTAGGTTAAGGTAAATCACAGGGGAGCCAGCGGGCTCCCATTTTTTCCCCCTTCAGCGCGGAGTGGTAAACCTTTAACGGCGTAACGCGCGATAAGTAGAATTGATCGATTATGAAATTATCACAGAAAGCGATACAAAGAATGTGGCGCGACCAATTCGGTGGCGGCGGCGGTGGCGGCAGCAGCTTAGACCCGTCGATGCTCGCTGGCATGGCCACGCAAGCATGGGTCGAGGATGGCTACATTTCAAAAGCATTCTGGTCCGAGATTTTTATCATTCATAAGAAGGTGACGACGGTGGTGATGGATGGCGAGACAGAGGTATCTCGCACAGTAGACACCAGCGGCGTGTTTACGCCGAACGAAATCCCCGAAACCACCAGCGAAACCGACGAAGAGACTGGCTACGTGACCACAGTCACCACCGAAATCAATCATATCGAGTCCAAGAAAGGTTTCTGGACAAACTATTTCCTCTCCGCTCTCGGCCTTAATTCTTCCGGCGGCGGTGGCGGCGGTTCGACAACATTGGCAGGTCTTGCGGACGTTCAGATCAATTCATCCACTCTCACGCAAGGGCAGGTGCTCACCTATGACGGAAACGGCCACTGGGTGAACGGTGCGGCTCAAAGCGGCATCAGCATGAGCGATGTATGGACGGCCCTCGCGGCAGCCGACAATACAAAGCAGATAGACTATAGTCACCTGTCGGGAGCCGTCAGCATCAACAACGGCACTATCACCATCGGCACCAACACCATCACGCCCCTGACATCATTGCCTGCTGATGGTTATGATAACCGTTACCTGAAGTTGGCTGGCGGAACCATGACAGGCCAGATTCAGCGTGCGTCAGGTCACTATTGGTATGATGCTCGTGACTATGCCATCATCAGGAACACAATGGGAGGTGAAGGTGATGAAAGTTACCATCCCGTATTCTCATCCAACACCCAGAACGGCGACTGGTCTATGGGTACGCTTGGCAATAATGACAAGCTATATGCCGTCTATAGTACTGGTGCAAGCACAGGTTATAAGACCATTGAGTTCCCGACAGAATCATGCACGTTGCTTGGCACAAATACGACGTATGTCAGCGGCGGGAAAGGCTACATCAACGGCACAGAAATCACCACCATCAGCGGTAGTGCGGGCTCAACAAACAGACTGACAGGTGACATCCCTCATACAGCTTGGGGCAGAACCTATTGGTCAAGTGGTGTGCCGCAGAACGTCAGCGGAAATATAGACTTCAGCAAGGGCGATTTCGTCATGCTGAAAGATGGCGCAAACAATTACAATCTGTTAGGTGTTTCGTTGTCAGATGATACGCTGCTGATTGGATGGGGCTTAAAAGACGTTTTGACCAGCAACACGACTATCTCTGCCGGTGTTGACCTGAATATCGGCTACGGCACCGACGCAAATGATACGACCTATCATAAATATTGGGCGGTGTTCCATAACAACGGACATTTCACAATTAATGCGTCAGACAGTACCGATGTATTCCTGAACGTCGGCGGAGCTGCCAAGACCACGAGGCTCTATCTCTACAAGCCTAACGCCGCGAACGACACTGGTGCCGTCTATCTTGAATATAACACCACCAATTTAGGCGTGCATCTTGTCGGTGGTGGATTCTATTCTGACACATACGTCAGCGCACTTGGCGTGAACAGCGGCGGTGGCGGTGGTGGTTCTACCACCTTGGCTGGCTTGCTCGATGTAGCTATCAGCAATCCGTCGAATGGTCAGGTGCTGAAATACAACTCAACGACACAGAAATGGTATAACGGCACAGATGAAGGTGTAACCTCACTTGCATGGAGTCAGATCACCAACAAGCCAACGACCATCAGCGGCTATGGAATCACCGACGCAAAGATTCAGAGCGGTACTATCATCCTTGGCAGTAATAGCATCACGCCCCTGACATCGCTGCCAGCAAACGGATATGATTCTACATATTTCAGGCTGGATAATGTCAGCACGCTATTCTCAGCACTTTCCAGCACCAATGACACCAATCTGTCTATAACTGTCGGCGGTACGACGAAGAGCATTAGTGGATTGTTTGCGTTACGGATGAAAGGTGTAGATATAGTAGACAACACAACCGGCAATACTTATGGCAATTTGAATAGTCTCGATGGAAGTACCTATTCGGTCGTAACAAACTATCACGGCAATGGTTTCTGGACTAATGCGCCCGCTTTCGGAAGCAATTATGGTGGTGCCATTATCGTTAGAGGCGTTAACGATTATCTTATGGGCCAGTTGGCATGGAGTGCCGTACATGGTACGACTGACTATCCCACACAAGACCTTTGGTGGCGTGCGCGAGCATCTGGCGGATGGAAGAACGATTGGAAAAGGATTGCATTCCGTGGAGAAGATTTGTATGTCGACAATAACAAGTTCATCTATTGGAAAAACAACGCGAATAGTCCTACAGATGTTCTGACAATGGGACTGTCGAGCGATAACGATTTGATTATAGGTTATGGCGAGGCTGCACTTGGTTACAATACATACCTTGACGGCAACAATATTTATCTCCGATATGGAACATCGAGGACTCCAGGCATCGTTTTAAATTCAAGCGGTAATGTCGGAATTAGGACTTCCAGCCCGTCAACAGCGGCTGGTGATTCGCTGACGGTTAGCTCTTCGACAACATACGCTTGTATTCTATACACGCCAAACGATTCTTTCAAATGGAGTGTTGGTGCAAATGCCGATAGCTTCTATTGGTATGGTTTGACCGCAGGCACCGCCATGACTCTGCTGAATAATGGAAACCTCGGTATCGGAACTACATCTCCGTTGTACAAGTTAGATGTTAATGGCAGTATCTGCGGCAATACGCTGAATGCTGATACTAACCTGTCGAGCGTATCTGGCGGAGCTATAGAAGGATTCCACTCCATAGAATTAAATTCATTAGGTTCGTTGAGTGGTTACGGAGGGTTTATCGACTTCCACTATAATGGTTCTACAGCAGACTACACGGCACGCTTTATTGAGACTAACTACGGCCTCGTGAAACTTATGTCTAAGGGATCAAACGGCAACGACCAGCGTGCGGCGTTAGTCATTGGCGAAGGCTACACATCGAGCTACATCCAGATAGGTGACATCCGCCTGGTATGCGATTCGAATCATGATCTGCGCGTGGTAATGGCCAGTGGTGCTGCCGCAAACCTGTATGCAACGGGAGGTATCTCTGCCTTGGGCATGAGTGCCGGTACATCGAGCATCGACGAAATGACATTCGGCTACCTGAACGTAAACAATGAACTGAATTTCGGAAGTGCTGCGAAGATATACATGGATGATTTCTTCTATATAGAAAGCGATGCGCACGTATCGGTCAATGGTGTAGAGTTCGAGAATAACAATGCACACGCAAACAAACTCTACCTCGGCAACTCACAATATCTATATGTGAGCGGCGGAACATTGTATTACTATAACGGATCATCATCAAAAGTGATTTCATCATAATAATATTAACAATTAACAAAAGGAATTATGACCCAGAAGAAAATGAAAACAGAAGATGTGCTGAAGGCTTACAACGTGATCAGCACCGCCAAGTACGGCAAATTGGCCGACGAAGACAAAATTAAGGTGTGGAAAATCGCCCGTGCGCTGAAGCCCGTGGCCGAGAAGTTCCGCGAGGACAGTGAGGACGTGCAGCAGAAAATGAAGCCAAACGACGACTTCGATGAGCATCTGATGAAGGGTCAGGAGTATGAGCGTGAAATCCGCAAGCCTGACTGTGATCCTACGAAGTTGCCTATAGGTGCTGCGCAGTATCAGGAGTTCCTGGACGAGTTCAAGGCTTATCAGAAGTTGGTGAACGACACCATCAAGGACTTAGCCGAAAAGGAAGTGGAGGTATCGTTTGAGCCGATTTCAGAGGATGCTTTCGGCAAGCTCATGGCCTCGAATGATTGGACGCTTGAACAAGTTGCAACGCTCGGTGACATCATCTGCGGGTGATCAGACCACCCAGCCCTACGGGCACCACTCCTACTCAGGAGGGAAATTGGAAAGTAAACCCCTGACACTATGTCGGGGGTTTATTAAAAAAACTAATATGATATGGCAGAATTAAGAATTATTCCGCAAGGAACAGAGCAGAAATGTTTCGTGGAGATTAAGGACGTGGCGATGGACGACATCGACTTCACGCTGGAGCTCATCTACGGTATGCGTCGGAAGGTGATGACCATCGAGAAAAGTCAGATGAAACAGGACACGCAAGGAAAGTGGTTTTTTATCTTCGAGACCGACAATATGGTTGGTCTTTTGAAGGCTCGTTTGACATGGATTCTGAATGATACCGACTGCCCGGACGGTGAGCGCACAAAGGTGGATGAGCAGCCGTTGTGCTTTGTGACGGTGACGGATTGCACGAAGCTGTTTTCGTGTCCGTGTCAGGCGGAGAACCAGCCCGTGACCTACACCTTCACCGACGAGAGCGACATCGCCAGCGAGTACGTCCGTCTTTGCGACTGCGACGGTCATCCGTTGGCTACCAGCGACGACCTCTATCTGTATGCCCGTACTGACGTGGCCCAGCAGATTCAGGACATCCTCGACGAGAACGACAACAACGATAACGAAAATGAATAAAACGATACAATCATGGCAGATTTCAGATTGACTCAGACCGGCGAGCAGATTCAGGCCATCCTCAATCAGCAGCCACTCGACCATACCGAACTGGATGGTCACGTTTCTAACTCAGTGATACACGTCACCGCTGGGAATAAATCAGCGTGGGACGCGAAGTACAACAAACCGAACGGCGGTATTCCTTCGAGCGACTTCACGCAGGCGGTGCAGGAGGCTTTGGTGGCCGCGCTGTCGGCTTATCAGAAGCCTAACGACGGCATCCCCGCCAGCGACCTTGCAGCAGCCGTGCAGAGTGCTATCGCCAAGGCGAACAGTGCCTATCAGAAGCCGGGTAGTGGTATTCCTTCCACGGACTTCACCACAGCCGTACAGAATGCGCTGACGCTTGCTTTGTCGGCATATCAGAAACCGAACACGGGCATTCCGCAGAGTGACCTTGCGGCTACGGTGCAAGCCGTACTGATAAGTGCATCGAATGAACCGACAGAACGCCAGCAGGCTGACGCATCCCTTCAGTTGCTCATCCAGCAGGTAACTAACTCTTTGGTGAACTATTACCTGAAGAGTGAGACCTACAGCCGTGCCGAGGTGAACGACCTCGTGGCTGCTGTGGGAAAGTTCCAGTCGAAGATTGTGAGCACCTTGCCAATACCGTCTATTGATACGACGGGATGGATATATCTGGTGCCAAGTGACGACCCCAAGACGCAGAACGTCAAAGAGGAATATATCACCGTGCTCGACGGATCGACTTATAAGTGGGAGCATATCGGAAGCACGAACATCGACTTGAGTCCGTACAGCACCACCGAGCAGATGAATGCGGCCATCAATACCGCTCTCCAGGCTTACACCACCACCGAGAACCTAACCACGCTGTTGGCACAGAAGCAGGATGTCATCAACGACCTGAGCACCATCCGCAGTGGTGCCAGTGCCGGTGCCACGGCTTTGCAGCCCGCGGCTCTCAATGACTATTATACCAAACAGCAGGCTGATATGCTGCTTGGTCAGAAGCAGAACACGCTGACGTTCGATAATGCCCCAACGGAGAACAGCGACAATCCCGTAAAGAGTAGTGGTGTGAAAGCCGCTGATGATAATCTTCAGAGCCAAATCACGGCTTTGCAGAACATCGTGGCCGACCTCGAAACGATTGCCGAAGGTTATGTCCGTGTGGCTGGTGCGGAGAATCCCGCGCTGAACTATCGCTCGTACAAATATCATGAGCAGGGAGGCTTCGGTCGTGAGTCGGTGTTCCATCTGTTCTATCCGTGTCTTGTTGGTACTAAACTTTCAGGCAACGACGCGCAGGTTGGAAAGATTCTGCATGTGCTGAAAAAGTTCGGAGCCGTGACTATCGACGGCACACCGATGTGGGAAGACCTTGACGGCAATCATTTTGCCATCGACGGCAGCGAGGGCGACGTGATGATTTGTAACATCGAGCCGTACTATCAGATTTATGGTCAGCACGAGATTCAGGGCACCACCTATGATGTATTCCTGATGGCCCGCACACCGTTCACCTGGCAGGGTATCGATGCAGAGCCTGTGGCTAAGTTCGGCACCAGTCCCGACTACGTTGTGAGCCATACCGATACGGATAACGTGGTACGAATGCACTCCGTTTACAATCCATCGTGGAATGGTTCGTACTCAGCACCTGTGGGCGTGGTTGGTAAGTATATCTATACCACCGATCCTGACACGGGCGACATCGTGGAGACCTACGACGAAAACGAGACGCTGCTGGGCGGCGCAGGCGGCTTACACACTACCGACCTTGCGCTCTATACGGGTGAGCAGTATGCCATGAATCTGAACCCAGACACCACCAAGACAGTGCCCTGGATGAATCAGACGGCGCATGTGTGTGAACTGATGCAATGTCTGCTGCTGGCTGAGGGCGGTACGTTTGATGCGCACAAGGCAAGTCTGATGGGTAGCGGCTTCTCTTCCAACGACCCAGCCACCTCCGCTGCCGACTGGGAGGAATCGGGCAGCGGTGCGAAGAACGGTCTGCGTGTGTACGACAAGAATCAGACGGCTAAGATGTATGCAATGGGCGGCAACGTCCGCTTCCTGACTGGTGCCACTACGGGTACTGTGTATGCCGCTAACGTCATCAACTCATGGCGAAATCCGTGGCACATGCTGGAGGCTCTGCGTGCCGTATCGTATGCTATCCAAGAGGGTGTGCATGAATTGGAGTGGTTCACCTTCGAGGGCAACAAGTACAAATATCGCAGTGTGGATGGTTTTAACGGCCCCGCACAGGGTGAGATGACTTGTGTGGTATGGAAGATGATTTCCACCAAGGCCGGTAGTGCGGCTATCGACCCGACGGACAATTCCACAAGCATCGCTGGAAACCGTGTGGACATCTTGGTAAGCACCGCGCTGCTGCATGGTGTCACAACGCAGGTATCGCCATCATGGTGGGTGAGCGGTTTGGTTTTCACCGAAGATGCCAGTCAGAACTACGAGGCATATATGGAGCGCGATCAGGAGCAGTTGACCATCACGCCTAACGGTGATAAGGATGTGACTGATTCATGGCCATTCGAGAGTAACTATCTGCATGTTGGATCGTTTACCGTAGGCGAAGGTTATCGCAAGAATTATAGTAATCAGGCACTGATGTTGCCGAACACCAATGCCAATAAGACGGGCGCAGGATTGCATACTTACGTGGGTGCTTATAACTGGTTCACGGGCGGTGCTGCACCAAGTGGTAAGAAGTCGGTCCGTGGCTTCCGGCACGGTGGCGGCGCTAACCTCCCGTACCTGTCTCCGTTGACGCTGTACGCTAGCACTGCGCCCTCGAACGCGCCCACGGCCTTCGGCTTCGGCACCTGTTGTCGCATCGTAGACTAAGGGAGCGAAACGACCGCCGAAAACAGAGGAGCGCGATAGCGCGACGACGAAAACTGCGCGATGCAATCGCGCCCGCCGACTGAAAGGAGGCGCAAAAACGAAACCGCCGCGCGTCAGCGCGGCCTCGCCGTGAAAATTTTTAGTAAACCCCAGGCACGTTTGTCTGGGGTTTATGTATGGCAGCGGTGCCACTGCCACAATACACAGAAAACCATGCCATCGGCCTTTGGCACACGGGAAGGGTAGTACCCGCCGGTGGTGAGGTTGAGTTCTTTGAATAAGGAATGATAAGGCGGCTGCACTGTACGGTCGGTCCGTGGCTTCCGGCGCGGTAACAACGCTAACAACACGAACCTGTCTCCGTTGACGATGAACGCTAACAATGCGCCCTCGAACGCGAACACGAACATCGGCTTCGGCACATGTAAAAAGCCAACTGCATAAGCAGAAACATATAAGCCCTCGATTGCTTAGACCTGAGCATGAAAAGGCAGGTGCAGAGCCTCGCTGACGTAGAGAGCGGAACAAGTAAGTGAAAAGGTGTTAGGAGCACCAGCCGACCGCACAATTAGGAGTGAAGGAAATGGTAGGCTGCGGAATAGTCAAAATCCGCATCGGCGCACAACAGGTCAAGTGATTTACAATTTGACGATTTACAATTTACCATTTATGGCAGAATCGACATGGTGGAACATCACGCACGGGATGGCCGAAGCGGTAGATAAAGGCTACAAGCGGAAGTCACGCAAGCAGCGGCAACGGAAAGAGGTCGCTGACGTGTGGCGACGTGCCAATGACTTCTGTTGGGAGATGCAAGAGATTCTTGGACGTGGTGAGTATCAAGTCGGGCCATACCGCCATTTCAAGTTGCACGACCGTAAGAAGGTGCGCGACATCTCAGTATTGCCGTTCGTAGATCGTTGCGTTCAGAACGACGTAAAGGATGCCATTGAGCCGCTGATTCTGCGGAACATGACTGACGATATGCTGGGCGGTTTGCCAGGGCGCGGTGTGGTAGCCTCAGACGGTCGGCATTGCGTAGTTGAGCAGATGCGCGAGGCGATGAACGACCAAAGCCTGAAATACTATTTGCAAGGCGACATATCCAAATTTTATGATAATGTGGATAAGGTCATCAGTATGCGGCTCATCGAGCGACAGGTGAAAGACCGTCGTACACTTGACATCATACGTCAGCACCTATTCAATCAGAAACGACTCGCAATCGGCGACCCGTTCAGTCACCTGATAGCGAACATGAACATGGCGATGGTGATCCGCAAGGCGAAAGACAAGCACGGCAAGCGCATCCGACTCATCAACTTTGCTGATGATTTTATCGCCTTTGCCAAGGACAAAAAGACGCTGGAAGCATTGCGGCGAGACATGAAGATATGGGCACGGGAAATGCGGCTAAAGTACAAACCGATGTACGTGCAACCCGTCACGAAACAGTTGATTACTTTTTGTGGCTATCAGTTCGGACGCGGCTTTGTCCGTCTGACCCAGCGCACGAAAAAGAGATATATCAAGTCCCGTCACTCCGAGAGGTCGATGGGCAGCTATAACGGCTTGTTGCAGGTGGCCGACACGAAACACCTGCGGGAACTAATCGAGAGAAAGGACAACAGACACATGAACCCAGGAGAGAAAATCCGCAGGCCGTTCGCGGGCCGCGTGATGAAGACTGACACGATGGAAGGCATACGCCACACCATCGTTGATTTTGCTGAGAAACCGTCGAAGCAAAAGGATTGTGATCACTACTACCATGTTCAGGCCATCGCCGAAGGCTTGGGATTGGTAGTGTATTCCACTGGCAGCGCAAAGATTTGCGACTATCTGGCCACAAAGACCAAGCACGACCTGCCATTGCGAGATATGGTCATCGTGCATGACTGGAGTGGCATGTATTACGACGGCACGGTATATACCGATGCCGAGGAAGAGGAAATGATTCGCAAACAGTTTAATATACCTAAATAATTAAGATTATGTACGAAGAAAGATTCAGCGAACCACACAAGCAAGGCTTGGAGCGGTTCAACAACGGAGACAACGCCGGACGCTTTTTCACGAATGAGCGTATCGAGCAAGTGACTGACGAGGAAGGCAACGAACGCAACGAGTACGTCTATGACGTGTACGAGGTGGCTGACTGTCGCGATCCTCACAAGGTAAAGAACGACGTCATCACCGCTGAGCATCCATTCGGCGACGAGACGAAAATCCTGCGCAAGACGCTTGCAAAGATGCTGAAGGCTGACGGCACTTACGACAGTCATGACTTCGCAGAATTCAAGGCTTATAACGAATTTGCAGAGAGCATTTAGAAAATCAGAAAAACAGGAGTCTCAAATCGAGGCTCTTATTTTTTTCTATCATTTTGGGTTAGCAAAATGACAAGGTAAACCTACGACGCATAAACGCCATATAGATATATGGCACTCGAAATCAATAATGAACTATTGACCAATCAGATGCGCGAGTCGGTCTTTTTTGTGCCTATCGGTAAACCTAAAACGCGATTGCGGGCGATGGGTATATGGCAGACAATGGCACGATAGAAATCACAGGACTCGAAGAGCGAATTAAGAAATTCGGCGAGGCTTCGACGAAGAACCCAGAGATGCGGAAACGTATCAATGAGGTGATTCGTGTTGCATTGAGAGAGGTGAGAAAGAAACTCCAGAATGATGCTAAGAATGGACTCGATATGCAGAGCGATCCACGCAAAGCATATAAGGCCGTGCGCATGGCTGTCTATCGCAGAATATTCGGAGGTCAGGTTAATATCTTACAATCGCGCAAGGCTGGTGCCGGTCACTTCTATGCACCACCACGTAAAGGAACGAGCGACCCCAGAGGAAGGGGAGGTAACAGAAGACCTCGCTCACAGCGTACCATAGACGTGATGAGTTATCAAGGCGTTGATCGTGGATTCATTCTGCGATTCCTGAACCAAGGAACTGCAAAGCGTAACATCACCCATCTGACTGAGGTGAAAAGGTCATCAGGGTCAAGTAAATTCCGCTTTACGTCTGATGGTGGTAAATATGGTAATCGCGGCAGCATCGCGGCCCGTAATTGGTTTGGTAACGCATCATTGAGAGAACTCGAAAGACAGGCATCTAACCTTGATGCAATGATAGATAACATTTTAGAGGGAATTTTATACTAAGATAAGATATGGCAGATGTTATAACCAGGTTTAAACTTGAAACCACTCAATACGACTCCGCATTGCGTGATGCTTCAAAAAGTCTTTCAGCTTACGCAAAAAAAACAGAGGCAGCTGGTAAGGACTTCACGAACTTCTCACAGAAGGCCGTTGAAGCGGCTCGTTCGTTAGGTACTATTGCCAGCGGTGCCAATAACACCAAGGATAAGTTAAAAGACTTGGTTGGTGCTTATAATGATGTGGCAAAGACCTATAACAAACTGACTGAGCAGCAGCGACAGACGGACTTCGGAAAAGCCATGAGCCAAAGCCTGGAGCAGTTGCAAGTCCGCATCAAGGAAACCAAACAAGAACTTTATGGTCTTGGTGATACGGTAAAGAATGCGGGTGGCGGTCTGTTCTCAGGTGTTGGTGATAAGATGTCGGGTGCGCTTCAGGTGTTTGCCGGTAATATGCTGACGAAGGCGGCTGGGGCTGTGGCCAATCTTGGCAGTGAGATATTCAGCTCAGTGCAGCAGGGTGTTGAACTTGCCAAGCAAGGTGAGGGCATCCGAATGGCTTTCGAACGTCTTGGTCGTGGTGACATACTGGACGGTTTACGCGAGGCCACTCATGGCACTGTGACAGACCTTGAACTGATGAAGGCTGCGGTGAAGTTCAATGACTTTAAACTGCCATTGGATGAACTGGGCACCATGCTCGCATTTGCTCAGCAGAAAGCAAAGGACACAGGCCAGTCGGTCGATTACATGGTTGACTCTATTGTCACAGGTTTGGGCCGCAAGTCTCTGATGATACTCGACAACCTTGGACTGTCCGCAAACGAAGTTAAAGAGAAGATGAAGGAAACTGGCGATATGACTAAGGCCGTCGGTGAAATCATCCGTGAGCAGATGTCTAAGGCTGGTGATTACGTTGAGACTGCTGCCGACAGAGCGACGAAAGCCGATGTCGACCTGAAGAACGCTATGGAAGACCTTGGACGTACATTCCAACCGTTGTCGGATGCAGGCGCAAGCATGTGGAACTCACTCAAAATCGGTGCCCTTGACCTGTTAAACAATGCCGTCAAGCCTTTGATAGATGCTCTCACGGAAGCTGGGCGCATTCGTTCCCAATTTGCAGAGCAAGGTGGTGACATGCGTGTTAATCGTATGCTTGGAAGGTTGGGAGAAATATCTAATAGTCAGTATCGCAAAAATACATACAACTCACAACTCGCTAACTTCGACACCAAGATAGGCAGTTATCAGCAGTATCTGGCAGATTACAAGAAATGGCAAAGTGATAAGACTGCTGTTGGCGCATACGATCGTATGCAAGCATTTCAGAAGCAGACGGGATTGTCGATGTATAGCGACGTAAAGGAGCAGCTTGCCGTATTCAAAAAGATGCGTGCAGAGTATGTGAATGGTGCAAAGGCTATTCTCGAAGGTAATCCAGCACCTTCACCAATCGAACCTTCGAAGACAAATGGAGGAGGCAAAGGTGGTTCAACTGGTGGTAACACAGATTCGACTTTCGCCGAGGGTAGCATTGCAGCACAGTCAAAGCTGGTGCAAGACCTGACGAAGCAATGGAACGAGGCGGGCGAGGATGTGCGCAACAGCTATCTCTTCCAACTCATCGCTGCTGAAAAGAAACTGAAAGAAATGAAGGATCAGCAGCAGGCACTGAAAGATTTCATGTCTGGTGATGCAAAAGGTGTTGCGCCTGTCGGTATTGCCGAGAATCTGCTGCCTGACTTGAAAGCCATCGAGGAGGAACTGGCGAAGAATCCGATAAAACTCCATATTGAGATTGATGAAGACAAGATAAAGTCAATCAAGAGCATGGCCGCACTACAGAAAACCGCGAGCGATACGGCAAAGGTGGTGGGTAGCATCGGCGAGGCGTTCAACGCTATCGAAGACCCAGCGGCGAAGGTTGCCGGTACGGTGGCGCAGGCAATCGCCAATATTGCGCTCGGCTATTCTCAGGCAATGCTCACGCCGAAAGACCCTATCTCATGGATCGCGTTCGGTGCTACGGGCCTGGCACAGATGCTCACGATGATTTCCGCCATCCATTCATCGACGGGCTATGCCGAAGGTGGTATCGTGAAGGGCAACTCGTATAGTGGTGACAATATCATGGCAAACGGCGGCGCGATAGGTCTCAATGCTGGCGAATTGGTGCTCAATAAAGCGCAGCAATCGACGCTGGCGAGTGAACTCCAGAATGGTGGCAATCGGATTCAGGTAGTCGGTAGGCTGAGTGGTGAGCAGCTGTTCCTCTGCGCCGAGAATTGGTCGAAGCGAACGGGGAAGGGCGAGTTTGTCACATGGTAAAGACAGAGTAACGATTAAAGACATAATAACAGACTAACATATTTAAATTATGGCAGTATTAGGTAATAACATATTCATTGCGACGAACGATTCCACGCTGAGTCCTGGCACGTCGAAAATCATTGCAGGCACAAGGACAAACGAGATCAACACCGAGTGCGGTAAGATACCGATTGCGAGTGCGACACAGCAGGATTGGGAAGAGATAATCGCCGGACGGAAGTCGTGGTCGATGTCTGTCGGTTGGCTGCTGCTTGCGAATGCCGATGTGCAGAAGATATTGAAAGTCGGCACAATGGTGACAGTGTATGTTAAGTCAGGAAACACGCAACTGCTGACGGGCAAGGCTCTCATCACGCAATCGAATCTAAGATTGACATTGGGAAACATCGCACAAGGTTCCTTCGCCCTGAGCGGCTCAGGTGCATTGACGACATGAACTTTTTTCATATATTTAGTTTTTGGTTTGTTGTTTGGGGAGCAGTGGCTCCCCTTTTTTTTTGCTATCATTTTCGTGAGGTCACGGAAATGATAGTAAACCCACGGCGGCTTTTTGTCCGAATGGTAAAGACAAAAAGATTTCAAGATATGAGTGAACAAAAAGACACTGGCTTGAAGTGGCTGAGCCTCGATGCCATCCACGCGCATTGCCACATCGACTTCAACTGCGAAGATGCAGAGCTGGAGCAGATGGGTATCACAGCCGAGCAAGCCATCCTCGACCTGACGCGGCGCACGTATGAGAACTTCATCGATACCTATGGCCGCATCCCAGACCCCATCTTCAACGCCTCGCTGTTGCTGGTGCAGAGTCTTTACAAGAATCGAGACGCAGAGGAGCAGCGCGACTCTAAGGAGATAGCCTTCGGCTTCTCATTAATGGTAAAGAACTACATGGTGCTCACTGGTGGGTCGCCATTAGAAGTTGAGCGTGATGGGCTGTTGGATAAGTTGACCGTAGTCATGACAGAGTTTGACTTCGATTTCGGAGAAATAGACGATCCGAGCGATGACCTGGTAGAAGCCTACGACACGCAGCGGCGCAACATGGCGGCTCTCTACAACCGCTATGCCTTCATCGAGAAGCCCACGACGTACATCTGCCAGAAGTTCCGTGAGGCCATCGCCAAGGCGAAGGAGAACTGCGACGAAATCATCAACCGACAAAACGCTTAGGCTATGGGATATACAGCAGGATTTCTTCATGAGGTAATTATTCCTCTGAACCGCAAAGAAGCGGTGACGGGAAAGTACGGTCTCGACTCTGCGGGCATCGAGTGGGAAGAAGGCCCGTGCCTTCACGCCAATGTGGACTATGCGCGAGGCAAGTCGGCCATGAATGCCGGTGCGCTCGATGCTTATGCGGTGAAGATTGTGCGCATGAGATACAACGCCACAGCCGTCATCAATGAACGCTCGCGTATCAAGTTCGACGGTCGTGTGTATCAAATCATCCCCGAAATGTTCCATCCCAACCACTACGACGATACGTTGCAGTTCCACATGCAGCTGATTGTAAATGACAAATAGTAACTAAACCCAGAAGATATGAGAAAGACAGTAGCAATCATTCATTTTAACACACCCGAACTGACGGAGGCTGGTATCAAGAGTCTGCGCAAGCATGGGGGTGAAGATTACAGGGTTATCGTCTTTGATAACTCTGCGACATTGACTTTGCCGGACGGCAAGGTGATTCAGGCACGGCCATTCACGGCGAAGTTGGACGGC